GAGGCGTTTAAAACGAGATTTTGCCACGACGTGGGCGATATTAGCTCTTCGGCTACATAATGTCAACGCTACGATATTTCCACCCACCCAGAAAAAAAGTTCGCGCAATAACCTTTGGTGCTGTAATTAGTAATTACAGCACCAAAGACTTTAAAGAAAAGTTTTTATCTATGTAGGGAAATAATTACCGCACCAAAGACTAACTCAACAAAGTCGTATTTGGGTTGTTCAGCGCGCCGCTCAAGCTCTTAATTGTAACCTGTTTCCTGAATCCCGCATCCTTCTCGTCTTTCGGTGGGTCGATGGCCACTAACCCCATACGCTGACGAGCGCAGTCGAGGGCCAGAAACGCAGCATCCGCCAAGTCGGGTGACCTACCAAACCGTGCCTTGAACTCTATCTTGGATTCAATCTTCACCTTCAGGGAACCAGTTTTCACCATATCGTAGTTTCTGGCACACATCTCTTGTGCGAGATCAGAGGAGACCCCATATATCTGCCTCGTCCGCATAAGCTCCTTACCTACGAACCAGAGTTCTGATACCCTATTAGTGTATAATTCCTCTCCAGTAAGCTGGCTGTTCATACTGACCCGCTTGTCCGAAGCCTTACCACCGAACGTCACCCGCATAAAGGAACTCTCCCACTCACCAGCCAACACGTCGCAGAATGGCGCACCTGCTCCGGTCGAGTCGAGTGCTACGTTATTAGCAGAGATATTCCTCCGTTTGCAGTGGTCGATAATCTGGTGGACGATCTGGTAGGTGCGGGGAACCGCTTTATTAGTGGCGTCATCATTTAAGTGGATCGCCTCCCCCAATTTGCAGACGTATTGACCGTTTCGGGCGTAGCCGACTTCAGCGGTATACATGATCGTCCTATCGCCCCCGTTAGTGAAGGCGGGGTCTATTCCGGCTACCACTGTCGGTTTTTCGGCCCAATCTACATCGCCAAGTGACCCACTCTTGGCCATCTCTGCCTCTGAATATATTCCGGTGGTCTCATCTGAATCAAAGAAAATGGCGCGGACCATCCTCATATATCCTCTGGACTCCGGCCCTAATAACGCTCTATCCTCCTCCAGCTTCTCAGCGGTGGGTAACCAAGGATACTTAACTTCTCCTAACGTAATGTTCGGACTCCGCTCACCATCCAGTCTAATATATTTACCACCCCACTTCGTCTTCCATTCGTCAGCGGTTTGTGTGTCAATAGACTCCCAGCCCTTTTTCGGCTCTGACCAGACACCGAAGGCGTCAAACCTACTATTCGGGTTAGACATGCCAATCATTTGGAAGAACGGGTTCTTCGATAAGTTAGTCAGGCCAGCCTGCAAGATGCTCTCAGAGAGTTCTGAAAGCTCGTCTCCGATCATGATCACCCTCTTCTGCTTGATTCCTATGAATTTTCCGATGGCTTCTCTCGTCTTAGATTTTTCCGCTGCGATAAGCGAAAGACCAGCCCTCTCGATTAGCGTGCCGTTTTCATCTACATAGGCAGCGTTTCCGATTGAGTCCCGTATCTTGATCGGCGCACCATCGATCACGGACAACAAGGACATCACTGAACCCCATATCCTTTTTCGTGCTTCCCGTAAGGTAGTCGAGGTCATCAGAACCAGTGTGTCGCGTGGCTGAGATAGCCACTGGACAATACCCCACGCCGCCATTGTGTGAGACTTACCAGACGACGCGGAACCCCCAATCGCTAAATATTTGTTGTTAAGGGCGGCGCGGATCATCTGCTCTGCCCAAGGATGTCGGACCATCATTGGCTCCGGTAGGTCGTCGCGGTTCCAGATTTCGTCACAGATTCTCCAGAAGTAATACTCCCTTGCAATAACCTTAGGGTGGTGGGCAAACCCATATAATAACGCCGTAATGAGGCTAGTCGTCTTAATAGCTAGACCACCTACGTCCATATCTTTGGTTGTAGGGTTAACCCTCGGCTCAAGAACTTGCTTGCTTTTGGAGACCCGTTTGCTCATAGTGTCATCACTTTAATGGACTCAGAACCGACTGACAAGAAACTCTTTGATGAACAAATGGAGAAGAACCCCCGTTTCAAGGAGGCTTACAAGCTTCTGCAACAAGGGCTCTCTAACCAAGGTATAGCCGACCAGATGCGTGTCCATCGAGAGACAGTGAGGACGTGGTTCAAAAAAGCCAGCCTACCTCCGCGTGTGTTTCGCCCCCTTATGGATGCGGATAACAAGGCGATGGAAGCGGTTGAGAAGCGTCTCGCAGAGGGGGAACACGCTGACGATATCTTAAAAGATTATCGCGGTGACGTAGCTAGCGAGATCAGGAGGATCGCCGCAGCTAAAGAGGACGAGGCGTTGGCCGAGATAGCGGACGCCCAAGTAACGCCAGCCGACCAATATCAAAGCTATATCGCTAGTGCTAGTATTAAACTACTGAGGGACTCAATAAAGAACCTCAAGGCCCCCCGAACCGTAAGGGAACTCTCCGAACTAGACCAACTTATCAGGAGGAACTTAGGTTTGAACGCTAAGGGTGGTGGTTCCTCTAACGGTAAACTCGTCATCGACGTGTCGGTATTAAATAATAGTCTAGCCGATAAAGGCAAAGGGGCGGTATCGCGGATGAAAAGTGACGTAGTGGACGTTGAGGTTTTTCCTGAAGAAGATTAATTTTTTCCTTCACATTATTTAATATACCATTAAACCTAGTTAACGATGTTCCAAGAACGTGAACCAGAAGTAGGGCCGAGATTTATCACCCGAATAGACGAGGGTGCTGATTTCCGATTTCCAGTAGATACCGCCGACGGCCTGTGGTATCGAGTGAGAGCGTCAACAGCTCGCGAAGTATTTTACTTACAATCCCTTCCGAAAGGTATAAGGGTTCTTGTTCCAGCGGAGGGCGACGGCCTACTGATCAGAGGAGATTCAATACCAGTCAAATGAAACCCGAAACCCTATTCCGTCTCCACGAAGAGACGTGCGCTAAAACGCTCGACATCATGCGAGCAAAAAACTCCGACTACTGCGGTGGCACTGAGACTGTAGACGCGCTCGCTAATTTCAAGTCAGCTAAATCGTTAGGACTCCATCCGGTTACCGGACTCCTGTTGAGGATGCAGGATAAACTGATGCGGATTAAATCGTTCGTGAATGATGGCGAGCTAAAAGTCGCTGGCGAGTCGGTCGATGACGCCTGTGAGGATCTTGTGAATTACTCTATCTTAGCCAAAGCCTTACTCACTGAGGAACGCGAGGAACACTGCGAGACGTGCGACGGGACTGTGGACGAGAACTGCGACAATATGTATTGTCCTGAGTATATCCCTACCCAGTTGTAACTCCACCAATACAGTGAAGGTAGCCGTCGCTCAGTTATACACACCCAATTACGACTCTTGGGCTTCAACCGTTATTGATAATACTAAAAATTATTGCGACACTCACTCGTATCAATTTTTCCATAAAAAGATCCCGTTCCCGAAAGATAGGCATCCCGCATGGTATAGAATTCCTTTTATCCTCGATTTATTTGAGGAAGAAGATGTAGATTGGGTATTTTGGTCTGATATCGACTCCTTGATTATGAACCACTCTATTCGCATAGAGAATTTTCTTAAAGACGATAAGGATTTGGTAATAGCTAGTCAAGGAGAAGGCGGGTATTGTGAGAATTGGTGCGAACACGTTTTAAATACGGGTCAGTTTTTCATTAAAAATACCGAATGGTCGAGAGAACTTCTTAAACTGTGGTGGGAATGGCCTGAAAACAACCCAAAATATTTGTGGGATGTGTGGTGGGATAACGACGCGATGAATGTTTTCTGGAAGAATAACATTCTTGATTTTGATTCCAAAGTAGAAGTTGAGTATTCTACAAGGAAGTTCAATAGTTTTTACAGCGACTATATTGAAGGAGATTTTATATGCCACTTCACGGGAAATTTATCTTCGGAAGTAAGGGAGGATCTAATCAGTGAACATATCCAAAAATTGAAGTGAGGTTATGTAGCCCCATTTGCAGCGGCAACTTTCTTTAAGTATGATCGTAGGAGTAGACAACGGCCTTGATGGCGGACTATGCGCCATATCGAAACACGACGGCAGTCTCATCGATAAAATCCGTATGCCTACTCTCCAGATGTCGAAGAAGAAAGAGATCGACATCCGTAAGGTTCATCAGTGGATAATGGATCTAAACACCCCCTTTATCTTTGCGGTCGAGGAACCACTCGCGCACGCGAAAAGCAGCCAAGCGATTCGGTCAATGGCGATCTCGTTCGGCAAGCTAGTCGGCATGGCTGAGTCCCACGAATACGAAAACATAATGCGTGTGTCAGTCCACAAATGGCAGAAAGTCATGCTGGGCAGGGTTCCCAAAGGTAAGACCAAAGAAGTCGCGTTGGAACTAGCGAATCAGCTAGAGCCATCGGAGAACTGGCTGGCGAACAAACGATGCCGGACGCCGCACGACGGCATGATCGATGCCTACCTTATCGCCCGATATATTTGGGGCGGGAAAAAAAGTTGAAATTTTTCTGGACGTATCGCGAACCTTCAATTATTTGTCAATTCATAGACAATAAATGAAGACATTATACCCGAAACAACAAGAGGCGTTTGACTTCTTCTTAGCGAAACACAAGTTAGGATTGAACTCACTAGACACTAGCCATGTGGGGACTGGTAAGACCGTAGTGGCTGCTCATCTGGCCAAAACTTTGAATAGGCCCGTCGCGGTCTTGTGTCCGAAGGCGGTGATCCCATCATGGGAGCGCGAGCTTAAAGAGTCTGGCATCGAACCTTTGTTCGTCCTGAACTACGAGAAGATCAGAACGGGCCGAACGGATTACATGTCCAAACGCGGCAAGAAGATCATGAAGTGGAACTTGCCTAAAAACACATTAGTGTTAGTGGACGAGGTTCATAAATGCAAAGGACCATACACGCAAAACGCGCAGTTGTTAGTGTCGTTAGTGGCCCAAGGCTACTCGATCCATGCGATGTCCGCGACCGCCGCCGAAGACCCTACTGAGATGCGGCCAATCGGCTACGCATTAGGTCTCCACAATCTTAACAAAGCAGAGGACGGTGTAAAAAGTTGGTTCGGGTGGATGATGCAATACGGATGCTTCCAGAACGAGTGGAACGCATGGGAGCTTCGCCGTAAAAACAAACTCAGTGACCTTAATAAGGTCATGTATGGTAAGAATGTTAAACGACTCACGGTTGAGGACTTCCCTGATTCCTTTAAAGCGAACCGTGTATTCGTGGAGCCGATTGCGTTCGGCACTGCTGCTCAGATCGCGAAGGCGTATAAAGATCTCGACATCACGCCAGAGATCATCACGAATCTTTTGGAGAACGGAACCGTTGAGGACAGCGATTGGGTTCTGGTCAACCTACTTCGCGCTCGCCAGCTAGCGGAGTCACTTAAGGCCAAAGACATGGCCGACATGGCAAGGGACTACGTAGAGCAGGGACACAGTGTCGTGCTGTTCGTCAACTTTACGGAGACCGCTCAGACACTACAGCAGTTGTTGGACTGCCCCGCTATCGTTGGTGGTCAGTCCGCCGAAGAGCGGCAACAGGTGATCGACGATTTTCAAGACGACAATGAACACGTCATCGTGGTCAATATCGCCGCTGGTGGAACCGGAATCTCGCTGCACGACATCAACGGTAGTAGGCAGCGGATCTCATTGATTTCTCCTACGTTCAATGTCAAGGATCACCTACAGGCGTTGGGCCGTATCCACCGCAACGGAGCGAAGAGCGACGCCGTCCAGAAAATTCTGGTTGCCAGCGATTCAATCGAAGAACACGTCATGCGTGTTGTCGAACAGAAGTCAGATAACCTGAACACGCTACATCAATAACCAACAACAGATCATGAAGATAAAGAAAAAGAAACTACTGAAATACTTCAAGGAGATGGGAAAAACCTACCAAAAAGAAGCAGAGATTGCTGCTAG